TGCAGGTCCATTGCTTAAAGCATTAGACCCTAAAGCTGCAGAGTTTGGTCGCGGTTCTAAGTAACCGATAGCGCGAGGCAACACAGGAGGTCGGTCCCTACGGGGACCGGCCTTCTTTTTTTATGCCCGAAACAGGCAGGAAAACACGGGAGTTGGGACGTTTTCAGCAGGAGGTAGGGTGATTGTATGGGTCAAGGGTAGATATGGCCTCAACTCAAGAGGCATTTACTTTTGTTTACTCTGCGTCAACTGGACAAGGCACAGTGACAAGGTTTCCACAATTGACGCAAGTAGCGTCAAGGAAGTACCAAACTAACTCATACTCTTCAAAGGATGCCATAACGTTAAAGACCTGCGACCCACAGGGACACACGTGGATAGGTCCAAGCTGTCTTAAATCGGTGCCAAAAGGCTCAGGAAGGGCATCGTGGCTGCGTCGTAACGATTGCAGCGTGAGTAGACGGAGCCAGCGGTTGGTTGTACCATACCAACTGTTGCGCCCCTTTAGGGCGCCCACCTGTTTAATTCGCCTCACGGCTCATATGGTAGTGGCAGGTGAGGGTGTCGCAGGTGCGACACGCCGTAGTAATGCTAAGATGCAGCTATGACTACTATCGCAGGTGTGCAAGGTATTGACTATGCAGTGCTCGTCGCAGACTCGCAGATAACAGAAGACAATTTAGTAACGCTAGCCGTTACTACGCCGAAGATAGTAGAGGCAGGTAAGTTCCTCGTCGGTATCTCAGGTGATACACGTCCAGGCGATATCCTGTCGTACAACTGGAAGCCGCCGCTCTATCGCGGCGAAGATCCAGTACAGTTTATGGGTAAGAAAGTAATACCAAGTATCAACCAAGTATTTACAGACAACAACTACGACTACAATAAGGTGGACAAAGATGGCGGTTTTGATTATCTCATTGCTTTTAACGGTAACATCTTTCGTGTTGCTTGTGATCTCTCTTTTTTCCAAAGTGATGTCGGAATTTACGGCATTGGTTCTGGTGGTCAGTTTGCTCTTGGCTACCTTGCTTCAATTGTCAAGCCTGATATGGAGTTAGCTTTCGCAAAGAGACACGCCCGTCGTGCTGTTGATATCGCTTCGGTTCTTGACGCCAACACTGGCAAGCCCTTACAGTTGGTAGTCCAAGAGAGGATGTAGAAATGACAGGGTTTTTGATTGGCTTGCTGGTAGGTATTCTTATCGGTAGAGCCTTTGAGATATGGGTCAATCGGAAGTACAAGAAGTGACAGATCCAAAAGAACTATTGCTAACTGCATTACGTGCAGGTGATGCAAAGCGTTCACGATCTACACAGGTACAGATTGGTCCATCAGAAGTAGGTGGCTGTCGCCGTAAAGTGTGGTACCGACTTAACAATCAACCTGAAACTAATGAGAACGAGTTAAAGCTTGCTGCTATTATGGGTACTGCTATTCACGCAGAGATTGAAAGAGCATTAGCAGATAACCCAGATGTACTGATTGAAACTGAAGTTGAATACAATGGAATGAAAGCACACATTGACTGTTTCGTACCAGGTACTGGTGATGTTATTGACTGGAAGACAAGCAAGGTCCGGAACCTTTCTTACTTTCCATCAATGCAGCAACGGTGGCAGGTACAGCTATATGGCTACCTCCTAGCTAATAACGGCTATGCGGTCAACCGAGTGTCTCTAGTGGCTATCGCAAGGGACGGCGATGAGAGAGACGTCAAGGTTCATACTGAGGACTATGACGAATCAATCGCACTTGAAGCACTCGGTTGGCTAGCGGCTGTTAAAGAAGCAAAGGAAGTACCAGCACCTGAGAAGGATGCAAGTTACTGTCAACATTACTGCAAGTTCTATGACGCAACTGGGCAGATGGGATGCGTTGGTCTAAAAAAAGAACGTACGTCAGTCAGTGATGTAATCATTGCTGACGCAGATGTTGACAAGAATGCACTGTTGTACTTACAGTTAGCAGCGCAGATTAAAGAGCTAGAAAAACATCAGGATTCTTTGAAGGCATCCTTTGAAGGAGTACTAGGTACTACTAATTCAGGTATCGAAGTAAGTTGGGCAACTGTTAAAGGGCGTGAGTCAGTTGACAGCAGCGAGGTAGAAAAACTATTAGGGTTTGTCCCTAAGAAAGTTGGTCCTGAAAGTCAGCGACTAACTGTTAAACAAAGTGGAGGAAAGTAAATGGCTACAGAAGGAACTAAGTATCAGATCAACTACAAGTTAAATGATGGAACACTTATCAACTTGTATGCAGCAACAGTTACAGAATTAGAAACAGGTCTAACAGATCTATCTATGGTTGCAACGCTTATCAAGTCAACGGGAAAAGAACTTGGCGGCGTTCCAACACAACCGGCCCCAACCGTAGACGCAATCGCACAGTCATTCAATGCAAGCCCCGTGCAATCAGCACCAGCACCAACGAGTAGCAGCAATGCTTGTCGCCACGGTGCAATGACATTCCGTGAAGGTGTGAACGCAGCAGGAAAACCTTGGAAGGGCTATATGTGTGCAGCACCAAAGGGTGCAGCAGACAAGTGCGAACCTATCTGGGTTCGCTAGCTAGTGCGGCGACCAGAAGAATTTGAGTCGCCAAGTTGTGCAACAGTAGGTGGGGACTTTTGGTTCCCTGAAAAAGAGCAGGGTGGCATTAGCCAAACAGATGCAAAGTTTGCTAAGTCTATTTGTCATTCCTGTATTCACCAGACTGAGTGTGCTGAGTGGGGTATCCGCAAGGAAATACACGGCATCTGGGGTGGTCTAGCAGATTTAGACCGCAGACGTATCAGACGTCAAAGAGGTATCAGAATCAATCAGGAGGATAACGTTGCTTAATCTGTCCCGTGCGTGGGGTGGTGTGCTTACCAAAGCCACACCATTACCTGACGTATGGACTGGCTTAGCTGCCAAGCAGATTAAGTTTCGACGTGGGCAAGTATGTATGGTTGCAGCAGCACCTAATGCTGGTAAGTCAATGTTCGCATTGATCTATGCAATCAAAGCAAAGGTGCCTACATTATTCTTTTCAGCCGATACTGATACAGCCACCGTGATGATGCGAGCAGCTTCGCATACATCAGGTCATTCACAGATTACTGTTGAGAACAACTTGGCTGGGAGTAGTCATTACTATGACCAGCATTTCCAAAAGATAGACCACATCAAATGGGTCTTTGATTCGTCACCTTCAATAGATGATCTTGAGCTAGAGATAAGAGCGTACGTAGAACTCTACGGAATCGCACCGGAACTTATCATCATAGATAACCTAATGAACGTGGCAGCAGAGACAGACAATGAATGGTCAGGGCTGCGTGCAATTATGATGGAGTTGCACGATATGGCACGTAAGACTGAGGCTTGTGTACTTGTACTGCACCACGTCTCTGAGCAATCAGAGTATGGTTCCCCAAGCAAGCCACCTGCACGACGTTCTATTCACGGTAAGGTCAGTCAGTTACCTGCATTGATACTTACACTGGGTTATGATCCCAACCAGAACACCTTGGGAGTAGCTGCTGTTAAGAACCGCTTTGGGCCACACACAGCAGATGCTTCTGATTATGCAACGCTTCTAGTAAACTATGCAGCGTGTCAGATCGGTGACCAAGATGAGTTTGGTTGGATGTTAAGGAGAGATGCTATGGCTGGATACCAGGGAGGGTACAACGTTGGCTAACACAGAGATGCAGTACGTAAAGAATCGTATGCAGAAACTAGAGAAAGACTTTGCTGCCTTTGCTTCCTTGTTAATTCAAGCAGGCATAGTAGAAGTTAAAGAAGAAGATGGTGTTCAAGTCTATGCAGTTAACAAAGTAAAGCTAGATGAGCAGTCCGAAGTATAACAAAGCCAAAGGCGCTGCCTTTGAGATTGATGTAATGAAATGGTTTCGTGGTCTTGGTGTGTTGGCAGAACGATTACGGCTGGCAGGCAAAGACGACGAAGGGGATCTAGTGTGCGTGGTATCGGGGAAGACGTACGTGCTAGAACTCAAGAACACAGCCAAGCTCAGCCTGCCTGAGTTTTGGAGACAAGCACAAGTTGAGGCGCTTAACTACGCCAAGGCAAGAGAACTTGGGGAAGTCCCTCTGTCTTATGTTGTAGTTAAGCGTCGCAACGCTTCAATAGAACAAGCCTGGGTCATTCAAGACCTAGCACAATGGTTAAAGGAGAAACAGTAATGCCAGTACCAGGTGGAGAAATAACAACGTCAGAGATATTAGTACCGAAGTCAGCAGAAGAACTTGATGCAATCATTGATGCAGCTATTGC